TCACCCCACCTTGATCAAGGCCATCGCCTTGCCGGCCTGCTTCTTCCGATTAGCTCGTTTCGTGTAGTGCGACGCCTGCTTTGCAGAGGTCCATCCGAAGATGGCCATCAGCTGAGACTCCGTCGCCCCGTTCTCAGCGGCGATCGTCGCGCCGGCCTTACGGAGGCCGTGCGCCGAGCATTGCGGCAGCCCTGCCTCGTCGCACCAGTCGCGCATGCGGTTCGACAGGCCTTTCGCCGAATACGGCTTGTGCTGATGCGTCATCAGGAAGGTGAGATTGTCCTGCTTGCAGGCGTCGAGGACCTTCTGAAGATCCGGCAGAACAGGAACGCTCACCTCGATGCCGCTCGATCGGCTCGTCTTTGCCGGCTTAAAATCGAGCCATCCGTCATTGACATGCTGTCGGCCGAACAACCGGACGTCGGAGACGCGGGCGCCCGTATAGAGCAATAGTGCGTAGGCCAGGCGGGCCTGGGTTCCGATCGGATGGCGAGCTTCGAACTGCAGCGCCTCGGCCACCGTCCATGCGTGGTGGCCGTCTGTGGCCGCGCTGAAGAGCTCGACCTTGGCCGCCGCGCTCTCCGTGATCATCTCCTGTTCGATCGCGAACTCGAACACCTGGCGCATGATCTTGATGACGGCATTCGCCGCGGCGGGCGTCGCCAGCTTTCGGTCGCGGAGCACCCGCACGGCTTTCGGTGTCATGCGGCTGATGGGGACATCCCGGAAGCAACGGCTATCGCCCGGGGCGATGGGCTCGTCGAAGGTCGCCTCCAGTACTCGGCGATACGCGGCCCGTGTCGGCGGGGTCATCCGCAGATACGGGGCATACTCCGCAAAGTAACGCTCGCAGACCCATCGCCACGACCCGGATTCCGATCTCTTCAGGCGGCGCTCATCGTTCGGCGCCTCATCTCGCAGAGCGGCGTGATAGGCGTCCATGAACTCCGTCGACCAGGGCGTGCCGAGCAGCCTTACCTTCGGGCGACCTGGGCGACGCAGGTAGATGCGGATGTTCTTGTAGCGGTCCCTGTCCTCGACGCAGCCGGGCGGCAGGCGGCGGGGCATGGCATTCTCCATGGTCTCAGGGGGCGAAGTTCCAGTCGTCACCATCAACATCCCCTAAGCCGGAAATCGCGTCAAACGCTGCGTCGAGTGCCCGGATGTCCCAGATCACACAGCCATCTATCCGAAAGGGTCTGGGCATCTTCCCTTCAGCAACCAGCTGGTCGAATTTGCTTGAGCCGACGCCGACATAGGAGGCGGCCTCTTCGCGCCGAAGTCCGCGTCGCGGCGACGGCCGCAGCGCCGCCACCATGATGGGCTGGTGGGCATTCATTCGTTGCCTCCATGGGCGGAGCGTGACTCCGCTCTATATCCCCGCGGATGCTTCACCGCTTCGAACCTGTGCACGTCTGGGAAGGTCACGGCATTCGTCGAGTGATCAGCGATGTCGAGCGCGCGGCCGAGTGGCTGCTCGAGCGATGGCCGCCGGCGTTCAAGGATACGCCCGCTCAACTGGCCGCTCGGATGGCCTGCCTCGACGCATGGGAGGGCAAGGTGGCTGCCGGCCATGCGCGCACCGCGTTCGTCGTGGCGGCGCGTGAGGCGGGAATTCTGGTGCCGGAGGAGATCGCCGTCCGCCCGACGCGCGAGCTGTCGGCCCAGCGCTGGAAGTAGGCCGCTCGGCCGGGCCTCATTCCCCATGGCGATGCGGGGCTTGCGGCTGCTCATTCGAGCACCTCGGTCGCCATGCTGTCGGTCGGCTTGCCGCCGGCGGCGATGTGGGCGTCGAACCGGGCGCGCAGATCTTCAGGCTTGCTCGGCTCCTCGGTCTCAAGATCCACGAAGCCATCCGGCGCGTCGATCAGCACCTGATAGGTCGGCGCGCAAGCGGCGCACATCATGTCGCCACTGACGTCCGGATAGTAGTGATCGCCGGCGTGCATCCGCTTGCCGCATCCGAGGCAGGCGCCCAGGTCGTCCGTCAAGCTGGCCCGCCGTGCCAGTTCGTCTGCCACCTTCCGGCGAGCATCCTCCTCGTTGGGCTCGTCGACCTCGAATTCGTCGTCGCTGACCGCATCTTCGGCGGGCGGCAGCTGGGCGTAGTAGCGGGTCTCGACGACACCACCTCGCGAGATCGCGACGACGGTGCCCGGTTCGATGCCCTCATTGTCGAAGTATTCATGGGGGGCGCTGATACCGGCCTCGGAGCTGGTGTCCTCGGCGGGCCAGTACCAGTCGCAGGCGTCGAGGATCTTCTTCAACCGCGCGTTTTCCGCCTCGGCGGTGCGGGCGCGCTCCAGATAGCGATTGTTCGCCTCGAGCAGCTCGGCGACGCGGAGGTGGTGTCGGAGCATATCCGCTATGAGCGGATCAAGATTGAGCGTCTCCTCGGCCCGCGCCAGCATGAACGCCACATCCCAGTCATTGAAGGAGTGGGGGCCCTGGTAGCCGTTTGCCCGGGCTTCAAACCATGTCGCCAGGCTGTCGAGCATCGCTCGGTCGATCTCGCGGCGCTTGTTCATGACGGTATGGCAGCTCATGCTGCGGCTCCATTCTGGGTGAGGAAGCTGTCAACCGGCGCGATGTCGATGGCCTCGGCCTCGATGCGGCGCTCGCGGTTGCGGCGGCGGGATGCGGCGCCGCCGCGATCCCAGCGGACGGCGCCGCCATGACTCTCGCGCCAGTGCAGGAAGTCGTTCGCCTTCTGGCGCAGGGCAGGGGAAATGCGTGTGCGCATGGTCAACCTCGCATGGGCATGATGACGACGCCGCGGCTGTCGTCCTGGTCGTCGGAAAGTATGAGCGGGCTTTGCGGGTCGCTGATCGAGAGCGTGATGTCGTCCGAGGCGAAGCTGCCGAGGCCCGTCACGAGATATTGCCCGTTCACGGCGATGGTCTGAGCCGGCCCTTCGAGAATGACATTCAGGTGATCCTCGATCTCGGCCGTGGTCGTCGCGGATGCCGAGGTCAGCGTGAGGCCGTCGTCCTGTTCGCCATTAAAGGCGAGGCGGATCTGCTTGCTCTCCTTGTCGAGGATCGCGACGGCGCGGCCGCTCGCCAGTTCGAGCTGGCGGCGCGGCATCTTCACGAAGGTGACCGGGTTGGCGGGAATGACGCGGAGATAGTCCGGATAGCGGCCATCGATCAGCTTCGACAGCATGCGCCAATGGCCGAGTGCGACGCTGAGCTTGGTCTCGCTGACGGCGCAAGCGACCGGCTCGGTCGCATCTTTGTCGGCTCGCTTCGCAAGCAGGGGGAGAATTGTCGAGACCGTCTTGCGCGGAATGATGACAGCTCGCATGCCGGCGGCGGCGTCCGGCAGGTCGGTATGGGCCCAGGACAGGCGATGGCCGTCCGTGGCCGCAGCCGCGAGCTGCGCCTTGCCGTCCTCCTTCTCGCGGGTGTGCAGGTACACGCCGTTGAGCCAGAACCGCACTTCTTCGTCCGACATGGCGAACTCGGTGGCGGCCAGCAGCTTGACCAGATGCCCGACCGGGATCTGGAACTCGTGCTCCCAAGCCGCTGCCTCTGTCTTCGGGAAAATGTCGGCACCGAGCGTGAGCAGCGACGCCTTGGTGCGCCCGGCCCGGATCTCAAGGCGCAGGCCGTCGTGATCGAGCGCGATCTCGGCGCCGTCGGGGAGGCGGCGCACCAGGTCGTGCAAGTCGCCATGGTTGACGCAGAGCTCGCCGGGGCGGAGCACCTCGGCGGCAACGCGATCCGTCGTCTCGAGATCGTGGTCCGTGCCGGTGACGCTGAGTTCCGCGCCAGACGCGGAAAGGCGCACGCAGGCGAGAATCGGAATGGTGGTCCTGGCCTCGACGGTCGCCTTGCAGGTGGTCAGCGCCGCCAGGAGATTGGAGCGTTCGATGATCAGCTTCATGGCGTGAGCTTTCTTCCGGTCTCGCGCTCGAGGAGGGCGGTGATCGGGTGCAGGTCGGGGATGGCTCGGACGAGGTAGGTCAGAACGTCCGGCAGGCGCCGGGTTTCGTCGCCCATGCCCTTTGTCAGCGCGTGAATTGCGAGATCGATGTCCGGCTCACTGGCTATCGCACGGCCATCCGCATCGAAGTCGAGAGGCTCGCCACATGCGCCACAGATCATCATTTGCGTTCCTCCCCGATCCAGACTTCCAGGTTGGCGATGATGGCGTGGTCGTGCATGCCGTCCTCGATCAGGCCGAGGAGGATGAGCGTTGCCGTGGCGACCTTGGAGACGATCGCCCGGGGCGGCGTGATGCCGCCATTGCGGGCCGCCTGCAGGTCGGGTGCGGCTTCGGTCAGCAGCTGCTCGGCCTGCGCCAGGGCGGCGCGTTCGCTTCGGGTAAGCTCCGTCATCCGGGCAGCCTCCCGCAGACGAAGGCGACAAGGGCGATGCCGGCCAGGCAGGCGGCAAAGGCATTCCAGCTCGCCGCCGTGCTGTCCTGCACCGCGGCGATCATTTCGGTGATCGTGCGCATGGTTTGGTCTCGCTATGGGTGCTCTAGGCGAGCGTGCTACGTATTGGTGTGCCGGCCCGAGTCACCGGGCCGGCTTCCGCAACCCCCTCGAACTGGCTGAAGCCGAGGAGATTACGAATGGGAGAAGCAACATGGCAGGCAGTGAGGGAGCCCAAGCCTTCGGAGCCGAGGCCTCGACCGGAACCGCGGCCGACCGGGCCAGGGAACGAGACGAGGGATTCGCCGGTGGGCCCTCGGCCTCCGAGAGACGGGCGGAACTGAGTCCCGCCGAAGAGCTGCAGTTCGAGCTGATCCGGAACGCCCGGTATCACGAGGATCGCGAGCGGTTTTTCGATGGCGTGCATCGCTGGCTGATGTTCGCCGTCGTTGTTGCTGGCACAGCCGCCTTTGCCAATCTTGCGGGCCAGAACCGAACGGTTGGAATATTCGTCGCGCTGCTGACGACCATCGCAGGTCTTGCTGACCTGGTCTTCGATCTGTCCGGCAAGGCCCGGACCCATGGCTCGATGCGGCGCCTGAGCTTCGCCCTTCTCGGTGAGTTGGAGGGTGGTGCGGACCTCAGAAGCATCAAGGCCAGATTGTTGACGTCCTACGGCGACGAACCTGCCCCGAATGGGACGGCTGGCGCCTGCGCCTACAACGCGGCGATGCTTGCTATGGGGCGACCATCTGAGCATCTGTTTGCCATTGGGCCGTGGCGTCGGAGATTCCGACACTTCAGGGCCGGCGATGGCGACTTGAAGACGTATCATGAGCTCAACCTTCATCCGCCCGCCGACCTCAAGAATGCGGGATAGTGTCCGGTGAGACGCGGCTTCGGCGGGGGAAGAGGGCGGGAGGACCGAAGCCGCGCTGGCCTGACGCTTCCGCGTCAGGCGGCTGCCTGGCGAATGGAGCGACGCTGCGCTTCCTGGTTGGCTGCGCCGGCGTGCTCGGCGATCTCGGTCGCGGAGAAGCCGTAGTTGCGCAGGTCGGCTTCGGTGCAGCTGCCGCCGCCGGCGGCGAGATTGATCATCTCGGAGGCCATCAGGTCAGGCAGGCGGCCGAGGCGGCGCGCCTTGTCGAGCGCGGTCTCGCGCATGGTGCGGGAGGGGCGGGAAAAGCGGGTCTGGGTCGAAAGCATCGCGATCTCCATCGTGAACCTTGAAAGGTTCGGCGCGGGCCGCTGTTGCGATTGAATGGCCGTCGGCGTCGCGTCGATGATGGATATCAACACGACAACATGATTTATGTCAACATCGAATATGTTGATTGTGTTGGGCGGCTACAGCTTCGAGACCCTGCCAACCACCCGGCCGATGATTCTGAGGACCGAGAGCGACATCCGGTCCTCGCCGTAGGCATCCCGATTGTCTGAGATCACGCGGACCTCGTCCGTGCCCAGTACCTTCTTGAGGGACTTCACCCGGGGCTCTCCGTCGCCGTCATCGAACACGTAGATCGCGTCAGGTCCGAATACGTTCTGCCGGGTGTCGACGATCACGCGGTCGCCAGGCCAGAGCGTCGGGGCCATGGAATTGCCGATCACCGACATGAATACGCTGCCGTCTGGGTTGGCCTGCAGTTCGTGGCGATAGAAGGCATCCGGCAGTACCCACTCGGCAATCACGCGATGGCCGGTGACGCTCGAACCTGCTGAAATTGCGATACTTCTGGTGTCCCCGACCGCGCCTTCCCCAGCTCCCGGCATGACGTCGATTTCTGGTCGCGCGCCGGGCAAGCGGGGCTTGTAGTGATCGGCCGTGTAGGCTGCGACGCCATCTGCCTCGAAATCCGGATCGGGGTCGAACTCCTGGCCGAGCGGCACCCGTTTCGGGCCGTCCTCCTCGCCAGTCAGCAGCCATGCGGCGCTGACGCGGAACTTCTTCGCATAGATCTTGGCGGTCTCGGCGTCGAACTCATTCTGCCCGTTCTCGTGGGCGTTGTAGGTCGATGGCTTGAGGCCGAGGGCGAGCGCCGCCTTTGCCGCCGACGTGAACTTGGCCGCGATGCGAGCCTCTTTGAGGCGGGAGTGCATAGTTTCCATGGCGGAACTATCACACTTTATGTCAACATCAATCATGTTGACTTGCAAGCACGTTTCGTGTGAGTTCTGGCGAATGAACACGATTGGCGACCTCATCGACGCATTCGGCGGTAACACGAAGTTTGCGGCCGTGATCGGAAAGAACGTTTCGACGGCTTCCGAGATGAAGCGGCGCGACTCCATCCCGATCGACTATTGGCCGCTGATCATTCAGGCGGCGGCAGAGCGGGGCATGGCTGGCATTGATGCTGATCGGCTGATGAAGCTGCACCTCAAGGACAGCTCATGACGGTCGGCCTTGATGATCGCCTGCGCCGGTTCGAGGGCTCCGATTTCCCGGCTGTGGCCGGACCGAGAAGCGGCCGCCTGCGTGCTGCCGTGACTGCCCTCGGTCATCGCGTCCTTGGGCGTTTCCTCCCCAGACTTTGGACGGGCCGGCCCGCGCCGCGCCCGTCCGCTCTTTTCCTGGGCGACCTTCCCGACGATCGGCATCCGCGCGGCCCTCCCTGAGGCGTTCCTGACCGCTCGAAACTGACAGTTCGCCTTCGTTTTCGCACCGAAAAACCATGGGATGCTTTTTCGTGGACGCTATCGCTTTGCCTGTTGGCCTGACTTCCCTGATGAAAGAGGCGACGCGCCAGCTGGTGCTCGCCGCCGGCGGCCCCGCGAAGGTCAAGATTCTGACCGGCGTTTCGGACGGCCAGATCTCGCGCTGGCAGGGCGGCGCCTATCCCGATCTGATCCCGAGCTGGGCCGTCACGCTGATCGAATTCCATACGCAGGAACCGATCTGGGCGACCATGCTGGCGTCGCTCACCTCGCATCGCCTCGTCGCCGTCGCCGATTGCGCCGATGGCGGCGACGATCTCAATGGCGACCTCGTCGGCGACCTGGTCGGCGTCGCGCAATCAAGCGCCGAGGTGACGTCGTCGCTCGGCAGCGCGCTCGCCGATCGCGACGTGACGCCGGGCGAGGCCAAGGCCGCGCTGGCGACGATCGGCCGGCACGAGCACCGGTTGACGGCCACCAAGCGCCGCCTCTCCGTCGTCGCCGCGCGGGGCGCCTGACATGCGGCGCAGCCTCTCCGTCCCGCGCGTGCCGCGCGACACGCTCTGGCGCGCCATCGGCATCGCCATGCTCTGGCTCTCCTTCGCCAGCGTGCTGCTCCTCTCCGGGGCCAAGATCCTCTCCATCGCCATCGAATGGGTGAAGTCATGATCCTGACATGCCACGCATGCCCGCGGCAGTTCTGCGCGCGGGGGAAGCTTTCGACGGTCGCCGAGCTGGCGCGGCTCTTCGGTTGGACCCGGCGCGCCGGCGGCGACGGCTTCCTCTGCCTCGCTCATGGAGGCGCGGCATGACCTGGAAGCAAAGCCGCTCCGGCCTCGCGATCGACCTGGTGTGGCCGGATCTCTCGGCAATCGATGTTCGCGTTGATGTCGCCGTGCCGCTATCGCTGATCAACCGCTTCGACGGCCACGCCAGCTTTTCGGAATGGCACGGCTATTCCGTCGCCCAGCATTGCTGTCTGGGTGCCGACGCCATCCTGCATGAGACGGGCGGCGACACCAACGCGGCGCTCGCCTTCCTCCTGCACGACGCGCATGAGGTTTTCTCCGGCGACATCACCACGCCCGTCGCCGAGGCGCTGGACAGGATCGCCGACGACAGGAGCGTCGGCGGCATGCCTGGCCTGGTGCGTGCGGCCATCAAGGGCATGAGGCAACGGCTCGACGCCGCGCTCTACGCCCGTCTCGGGCTCGACTGGCCGCTTCCGCCGCGCATCGCTGAGATCGTCGCCGAGATGGACATCCGCATGCTCAAGGCCGAGCGCGACCAGTTCATGGCGAAGCCGCCCGCGCCCTGGCATGCCGCGGTCGAGGCGGCCGCGCCGATCCCCTCGCTGAGCTGGCTCAGCTTCGAGCCGAAGCGGCCGGGCTTCTGGGCCGACGAATGGATGGTGCGGGTCTTTGCGTGGCATCCGTCGCAGGCAATCGACGTGTTCGGCGACGTCATCACAATGGGCGTCGATGTGGTCGCGGAGGGCGCGCCATGAGCGAGGACGTCTATGACCCCTATGCCGCCGGCCGCATCCGCGCCGGCAAGACGCTGAAGCCCGACGCGCCGCCGGCCGATGACGGCGCGGTGGAGCGGATCGCCTCGCAGCAGCTTCGCTCGATCGTCGAGCGGATCGAGCGGCTGGAAGAGGAGAAGAAGGGCATCGCCGACGACATCAAGGGCGTCTACGGCGAGGCCAAAGCGAATGGCTACGACACCAAGGCGCTGCGCAAGATCGTGGCGCTCCGGAAGAAGGACGCCGGCGAGCGCGAGGAAGAGGAATCGATCCTCGAACTCTACAAGAACGCGCTGGGGATGGTGTGATGGAACAGTCAAGCGCTCCCCTCCGCATCATCGACAGGCCGCCGGCCGGAACGCCGCAGCATCCGGCCCGGCTTGCCACCGGCGCCGCACCGCAGCTGTCGTGGCTGTCGATCGATCTTCTTGTCGTCGACCCCGCCTATCAGCGCGAGATCTCGAGCAGCGGGAGAAAGAACATCCGCCGGATAGCGGATGGCTTCCGCTGGACGCGCTTCTCGCCGGTGATCGTCGCGCCCGTCGAGGGCGGCCGCTTCGCCATTCTCGATGGCCAGCACCGCACGACGGCAGCGGCGATGATCGGTATCGACAGCGTGCCCTGCCAGATTGTCTTCGCGACGCCCGGCGAGCAGGCCGAAGCCTTCACGGCGATCAACGGCGCGACGACGCGCGTGCACAATCTCGCCCTCTACAAGGCAGCGCTCGCCGCCGGCGATGCCGAAGCGGCGCGGATCGCCGAGGTTGCCGCTCGGGCCACGGTGAAGATCCTGTCGTCACCGACAACCGAGCTCAAGCAGAAGCCCGGCGAGACCATGGCGATCGGCGCGCTGAAGGAAGCCATTCGCGCCTATGGCGATGAGGCCACGATCCTGGCGCTCCGTTGCGTCCGCGAGACCCACAACAATGTGCAGGGCGGGCTGCCTGCCGCCATCATCACGGCGATGTCGCATTTCGTGGCGCGGGCGCTCTCTTTCGACCACCAGCCGACGGACATCCTCGCCTTCTTCGAGAGCGTCCTACTGATCCGCGAGCTCGACAAGGCCAAGATGACCGAACGTCCCAAGGGTACGGCGGTCTGGACTGTGCTCGTCGCCCGTCTCGACGCTGCCTGGACGAAGCACCTGGGAAGGGCTGCCTGACATGCTGCCGTTTCATCCCTATGCCGATCTCTTCCCGCTGATCGAGGGCGTCGCCTTTGACGAGCTGGTCGCGGACGTCGCAGCACGCGGCCTGCGCGAGCCGGTGGTGCTGCTCGACGGACGGATTCTCGATGGGCGCAACCGCTATCGCGCCTCGCGCGCCGCCGGCGTCATCAACAGCGAGGGCGCCGTCGATCCGGCCGACGCGCGGCACTTCGTGCGGTTCATCCCCGCCGTCGACGGCGATCCGCTCGCCTATGTGATCTCGAAGAACATGCACCGGCGGCAATTGACCGACGATCAGCGCCGCATGATCGCCGCGCGCCTCGTCACGATGTCCAAAGGCCGGCCCGATCTAAATACCGCCAATGGCGGTATTTCCCGACAGCAGGCGGCTGACCATCTTTCCGCCGACGAGGCGGGCGTCGAGCGAGCGCGGACAGTGATCAACCGCGCGGTGCCGGAAATCGTCGCCGCGGTCGACGACCGGAAGTTGAGTGTGCGGGCGGCGGCCGAGATCGCCACCTTGCCCGTTCCAGAACAGAAGGCTGTGCTTGCGCGGATTGCCGCGCAGGGGGAGACGGCGCGGGCGTTTCGCGCGGTCATCAAAGACCTGCGCGACGAGAAGACGGCCGAGAAGAAGGCGCGGCGTGCGGGGCGCGAGGCCGATCTCGCGGTGAAGCAGCGGGCGCTGCCCGACAAGCGCTATGGCGTGATCTATTCCGATTGCGAATGGCGCTTCGAGCCCTACAGCCGCGACAGCGGCATGGATCGGGCGGCCGACAATCACTATCCCACGACCTCGACCAACGACCTCGTCCTGCGCGATGTCGGCAGGATCGCGGCGAGGGACTGTGTGCTCTTCCACTGGGCGACGGCGGCGATGCTCAAGGCTGCCATCCGCGTCATGGAGGGCTGGGGCTTCGAGTACAAGTCGCATTTCATCTGGCTCAAGGACCGGACCGGCACCGGCTACTGGAACCGCAACAAGCACGAGCTGCTGCTCGTCGGCACGCGCGGCGGCATCCCGGCGCCGGCGCCGGGCGAGCAGTGGCCCTCGGTGATAGAGGCGCCCGTCGGCGCGCATTCGGCGAAGCCGGAGATCTTCGCCGAGCTGATCGAGGCCTATTTCCCGAACCTGCCCAAGATCGAGCTCAACGCCCGCCGCGCGCGGCCTGGCTGGGACGTCTGGGGGCTGGAAGCGCCGGAGGTGGCGGCATGAGTGCGCACGCCACTCCCGAAGATCTCGCGATGTCGCGCGAACAGCGCGTCGTGGCATGCCGCCGCGCGCTGGCGTTGCTCTTGATCCATCATGGCGCGAAGCCGCCGGACCGTCATGCGCGGGACGCCGTGAGACGGCTGCGCCACCAGATCGGCGGTTCGTGCCGGCTGAACGGGCCCAAGCTCTCCAAGGCGGCGCGTGCGACGGCGGCGCGGAAGGCGCGCCACAGCGCGACAGTCGACGACCTGGCGCATATGCGCGAGATATCCGCGGCCGTGATGGCCTTCTACGGTCTCACCGAAAACGAGCTGTTCTCGCATCGCCGTCATGGCGCGCTCGCCCGCGCGCGGCAGGAGATCATGTATCGCGCCGCCAAGGAAACGCGGCTCTCCCTGCCGCAGATCGGCCAGTTTCTCGACCGCGATCACACCACCGTCCTGCACGGCATCGCGCGGCATGCGGAGCGCCTCGGCCTCGCGCCGGCGCGCGGTCCGCTCGACCAGAGGAAGTCATCGGCATGACCGGGCCGCGTCTCTCCATCACGCTGGCGACTGCCTTCACGGACCCGCGCCTGAAGGGCAAGGCATTGAACGTGCTTGGCATTCTCGGCAGCCATACAGACCGGCATGGCTGGTGCACGCGCAGCCAGGTCAAGATGGCCAAGCAGCTCGGCTGTGTGCCTTCGACGATCAATGCCGCCGTGAAGCTTCTTGTCGAGCTCGGCTACATCGAGCAACGCCGTCTCGTTCGCGAGGACAATGGCGATCGCGCCAGTGAATATCGCGTGCTGCTCGATGATGTTCGTCCGGCCGAATTCATCACGGATGATGATGAATTGGAGGAGGAAGAAGATGGCGTCGACCCCCCCCCTGTCGATATACCGACACCCCCCTATCGGCTCCACCGACACCCCCGTATCGGCTCTGGGTCGATACCCATAAGAACGATCCCTTTATCTAACGATGAAGAGAGAGAGGCGCGCGGGGCGCGGGTTGGTGTGGCCGTGAAGGAGACGGCCGGCGAGAAGGCTGCACGCATTGCCAATGAAGCATGGGCCGATACGCGGTTCATCACGTCGGCGTGGCAGGTGTGGCCTGACACTGCCGCGGAGGTCATCACCCGCACCTACCCGGCCTGGCAGGCGCTCACGTCGGAGGAACAGGAAGCTGCGCTTGCGGCCATGCCAGCCGCGATTGCCTCGATGCGGGCCGGACGCAGGAAGGGCGGCAGGCGGCTGTTCAACTATCTCGAAGAGCGGGCATGGAAGAACTTCCATCTGGTCGCAGGCGGCGGAGCGGCGCTGTCGTCCGTCACGCTCGCTGCCCGCACGCTGCCATGGTTCGCGATGTTCTGGCGGCTCGTCGCGGCGGGCAGGCCGGTCAAGGTCATGTTTGAAAATATGCAGCGCGGAACCGGCTATGCCGTGCGTGTCGCCGACGTTCCGAGCGACGCCGAGACGGGCGCGCTCGTCAAGATCGGGGTGGCCGTCGATGGGCGCCCCACGGCGGAAATGGCGGCCTGGACGGCGGCGATGGCGCGGCACGGCATCAGCTTCACGCCGCTCTCGATCGGCATGCCCTTCGTCTGGGTTCCGAGCCGATGGCCTCCTGGCCACGAGCAGGCGAGGGCGGGCTGATGACGATGATCTTGGGAATGGAAATGGCGGCGGGTCTCATGAGCGAACAGGGCAAGGTCTGGCGGATCGGGGATATCGTCGAGGCGGGCCGCGCCGGGCGGTCTGCGGCAGCCGTTCGCGCGCCGGGGCGTGAAGGCTGGTACATCGTCTATGTGGCGGGCGGCGACGGGCGCGCCGTGCATGCGCTGGAGCGGCGCGGCTGGACCGTTTATCGGCCGATGACGACGCGCTATGCGATCGTGAAGAAGCGCGGTGGGCTTCGGGCCGACCGCACGCAATCGCGTAAGAAGCGTCGCGAGAAACCGACAATGCAGAGAATCACCGTGCCGCTCTATCCGCGATACCTGTTCGTCGCGGCCGATTCGCGCCTTGGCGCCTGGTGGGTGCTGCTCGATATCCCCGGCGTGGCGGCCGTCATCCGGCATGGGTCGAGCGAGGTCGTGCGCCTGGATGATGCCGTCGTTGATGGCATTCGGAACGTCGAGGCGAGCGGAGAGTACGACGAGCGCGAGCCCGTTAACATTTTGAAGCCATTGCCGAATATGCCCGTCCTCATCGTCAAAGGCCCGTTCCAGGGGTTCCCTGCCACGGTGGTTGAGGGCGGCGATCCGGACACCGTCAAGTGCGACGTCGGCGTGTTCGGTGGAACGGTGCCCGTCTTCATGCCGCTTGACCATGTTGAGGTCACCTGATAGCGAATCCGACAGGACGAGCGGACTGGAACACCATCGCACCCAGCAGGGTCATGAGCGAGGTCGGTCCCCCCGGAAGGCGGTAGCAACCGACCTTCGCCGGGGACGAAGTATGGCCCGGACGCGGACAGCGTGCCGGGCTTTCGTTTGTCTGGGGTATGTCGACCATCACCGTCAAATGGGCCGATGCTCATCTGGAACAGTTTCGTGAGCGGATAGTCGCGCTCAACACCAAGTTCCCGAAGGTGATGCCCCGCATCATCAACCAGGTCGGCAATCGCGCCAAGACGCAGGTGATCCGCAACCTGACCAAGCAAACCGGGCTGCAGCGGCGTGTGATCGTTGCGGCGGTGGAGGTGGCGAAGGCGGGGGGCAAGCGCCTTTCCTACGACATGGTAACGCGAGGCGGGAACATCCGGCTCAAATATCTCGATCCGAAGGAGACAGCGCCCGGCGTCGTCGCCAAGCCCTTCGGTAAGCGCACGCTTTATCCGCGGTCCTTCATGATGGGCGGAGCATTCCCGAGCCGCACGCCGGTCCCGCAGTGGAACGGCCACGTGTTCTTCCGCAACCGGTCGAAGGGGCGGCAATACAGCTACGCGCGGTCGGGTGTGTTCATCCCGAAGGAGATGTTGACGGGCGCGACAGCCGCCGCGTTCAAGGACGTGGCCGGCCAAGTGCTGAAGGACCGTGTCGAAAAGGCGTTGGCGAAGCTGATGCCCTAGTCAAGGAGTGAGCTTAGCGTGTCCTGTAGGCGACAATGTCCTTGATCTGTCTTCCCGTCTGGACATTGACGATCTCAAGGATCCGATCCGAACGGAACGTACGGCGATCATCTCTCTCGAAGCACCAGCAGAAATAGTACGTCACGGCTCCGCGCTTTCGCCAGCCGTCGACGTAGATCTCGCGCTCCGTCACGACCCCATCTTCATCCGCATAGGTGATGCGGAACTCCGGGTACGCCAAGCCATCAAACCGGTAGGCGTGAGGGTTGTACTCTCGCATCGAGGCTTCGGTCACAATGCGGAGATCGCCATGATCGGTGATCGTCTTGTGACTGAACTGAGTGTCCGTCGTCGGCGGCGTCGAGCATTTACTCCGCCCAAGCATGGCCAGAACGAGCAACACCACCACAAATCCAATGATCCACGCCATCATTCGAGTGCCCTCCCCAGCATCACTGTTGCCGAGCGAGGCAGGTACGGCAAGGCACCTCGATGGACGTCGATGACCAGGGCGAGGGGGTGACGCTTCTCGCAGGTGCGAGGGGCGACGGGTGGCCTTCGCAGGCGCGGCATGCCCCCCTCGGTCGGGTCCTCCCCCCGGCCTCGGCACCGAGCGGGTGAGCGCGACTGCCGGATATCGGCCTATGCAGAGTTTCGTAAGGGGATTCCCCCGCCCTTTGATCGGAATCGGAATCACGTGGCCAAAGGGTATCCATCAGAGCTTCGGCAGCAGGTTGTCGTCTTCCTGGATGAAGGACATACCGTGCGCCAGGCGGCCGAGCATTTCGGTGTCAGCCCCAGTTTTGCGGCGAAGGCGCGCAAGAAGCAGGCCGAGCAGGCGGAGGCGGAGCTCCCACTCGAGGTTGCGGCCGCGGAGGAGGCCAGCGCGCCGATCCTCGACGCCGAGATAACGGCCATGGACCTGGCCGACTTCCTCGGCGTTTCGAAGCGGGCGATCTCGGATTTCGCGGACCGTGGAATCATCGCGAAGACAGGGCGGAATCGCTTCGACCTTCGGCGGTCCGTCCAGCTGTACTGCGACCACCTGCGCGGCGTCGCCGCCGGTCGAGGTGGCGATGCCGGCGACGCCCTGTCGACGGAGCGTGCCAGGCTGGCGCGGGAGCAGGCGGACAAGGTGGCCATGGAAAATGCCGCCAGCCGCCGGGAACTGATCACTGTCACCGAGGTGCGCGGCGAATGGGTCGCCATCGCGAGGCGGATCCGCAACATGATGATGTCGGTTCCGTCGCGTTGCCGGCAGCAACTGCCGCATCTCACCACCTTCGACGTCGACCTGATCGACAGGGAAATCCGCACGGCGCTGACCGAGCTTGGTGAAAGGGACTATGACGGCGCTGGCAACACTGCGGCGCGCGGTGTGGGAAGCGATCACGCCGCCGGCGAAGCTCAAGCTCTCGGAGTGGATCGAGCAGACGGTCTATCTGCCTGACGGCGTGTCATCACTGACGGGCCGTGTCCGGCTGTGGCCGCCGCAGCGCGAGATCGCCGATGCGATCGGGGACAGCGCGATCGAGCGCGTCACGCTGGTAAAGCCGGTCCGCGTCGGTTTCACGACGTTGCTGACGAGCGCGATGGCAAGTTTCTGCTCGAATGACCCGTCGCCGATCCTGTCGCTGCTGCCGACCGAGGCCGACTGCCGCGACTACATGGTTTCCGACGTCGAGCCGATCTTCGACGCCTCGCCCGCCTTGAACGGGCTGCTGACGGGAGACGTGGACGAGGGGGGCAGGAATACGCTGCTGTCTCGTCGCTTTCCAGGTGGCTCGCTCAAGGTGATCGCGGCCAAGGCGCCGCGCAACCTTCGCCGCCACAACGTCCGCATCCTCTTCATTGACGAGGCGGACGGCATGGCCCCGACGAAGGAAGGCTCGCCGATCATCCTCGCCGAACGCCGGACGCTGTCCTTCGCCGATCGCAAGATCGTGATGGGCTCGACGCCGGTCTACGAGGAAACCAGCCATGTGCTGCAGGCATACGAGCAGTCCGATGGCAGGATCTTCGAGGTGCCGTGCGTTCGCTGCGGTGTCTTCTATGAGATCCATTGGAAGGACATCCGATGGCCCGAGGGAGATCCGCACAAAGCGGAGCTTGTTTGTCCGCAGTGCGATTCTGCGATCCATGAGCGACACAAGCTGGAAATGGTGGAGGCCGGCATCTGGAGCCGTACGCGCCCAGAAATAACGGACCACGCCGGCTTCCGCATGAATGCCCTCATCTCGCTGCTGCCGAACGCATCGTGGGGGCGCCTGGCGAAGGAGTTCGTCGGCGCGAAGAATGATCCGTCGAAGCTCCAGACCTTCGTCAACACCATCCTGGCGCAGGGCTGGAAGGAAAACGCGGACGAGCTCGATGACGTCGAGCTGTCGGGCCGGGTCGAGGATTTCGGTCTTGTCGAGGGCGGCGAGGACGGCACGTCGGGCATACCGGTCGAAGTCTTGATCATCACTGCCGGCGTTGACGTGCAGGATGATCGCCTCGAGGTGACACTGATCGGGTGGGACAAGGACGGCATCCCCTACGCGCTCGGGCATTTCGTCATCTGGGGCCGCTACGACGATCATACGACCTGGGCGGAGCTCGACGTGCTTCTGGCCACGAGCTGGGATCATCCGCTCGGCGGCAAGATCAAGGTGGATGCCACCTGCATCGACAGTTCCGATGGCGAGACCATGGAGACGGTCTATCGCTATGCCTTCCCCCGCTTCCGGCGGCGCGTCTATGCGATCAAGGGCGCGGCCGGAAACCGGCCGTGGATCGAGCGCTCCAAGTCGACCGTGCGGGGCGGCAAGCTGTTCATCGTCGGCGTCGAGGGCATCAAGAGCCATATCTTCGGGCGCCTGGCGCGCACGAAATCCATGCGGTTCTCCAAGAGCCTGCCGGCGGTGTGGTTCGAGCAGCTCGTCGGCGAGCAGATGGTCGTCCGCTATGCACGCGGCCAGCCGAGCCGGCAGTTCATCCCTGTGCCAGGGCGGCGGCATGAGGCGCTTGATTGCACGGTCTACGCCTTCGCCGCCCGGCAGATGGTCAACGCGAACTGGATGCATCGAGAGGGCGAGCTGTCGACGCCGCCCGAGATCAAGCCGGTTTCCAGAGTTCCCCAGATCGCACCTTCGGAGTGGTTATAGCCGTGGCCTCAATCGACGAGCAGATCGCTGCCCTTTCCGACGCGATCGCGCAGGGCGCGAAGCGGGTGGTCTTCCATTCCGGCGGGACACGCCGGGAGGTCGAGTATCATTCACTGAAGGATATGCGCGAGGCGCTGGCAGCCTTGCAGGCACAGAAGTCCGGTGCCTCCCGCATCATCCTGGCGGCGTTCTGATGACGAGGGCGAATTTCATCGATCGCGCCGTCGGCTGGATCGCGCCGCAGGCAGGTCTTCGCCGCATCCGGCACCGCGCCGCCATGGATGTCCTGACGAGGGATTATGCCGGCGCTGATCGCGGCCGGTTGAAGGCGTCGATCCGGGCGCCGTCGACCTCCGCCGATGCGGAGGTCTCGAAGGCCAGCCGCCTGCTGCGGGACCGCATGCGGGACCTGGTGCGCAACAACCCGCACGCCGCCAATGCGCTCTCGGTTCTCGTCACCCATGCTGTCGGCGACGGCATCGTGCCGCGGACCAAGGATCCGAAGGTCAACGCGCTATTCGCGGCGTGGTCGAAGCGCTGCGATGCGGATGGCTTGCTCGACTTCGCCGGCATCCAGTCGCTGGCCGTGCGTGGCATGTTCGAGTCGGGTGACGGCCTGGTGCGTCGTCGCCGTCGTCGTGTCGAGGATGGCCTGCCGGTTCCGCTACAGCTGCAGGTGCTGGAAACGGACCTGATCGACAGCAGCAAAGACGGCATCCAGTCCGGCGGCGGGGTCGTCATCCAGGGGATCGAGTTCGATGCGATCCGCAAGCGCCGCGCCTATTGGATGTTCGGCGCGCATCCCGGCAACTCGTTCTTCGACCCGCTCTTGTCGATCAAGTCGAACCCGGTCCCGGCCGAGGATATCGCCCACGTCTACGAGCGGCAGCGTCCGCAGGTTCGCGGAATTCCGTGGGGCTCGCCGGTGATCGCCGATCTCTATGACCTCGCCAGCTACGAGCAGGCCGAACTGGTCAGGAAAAAGCTGGAGGCCTGCCTCGTCGGCGTCGTCACGGGTGGCGATATCAACGATCCAATCGGCATGGAGATGAGCGGCGCCGATGGGCAGCCGCTACCGGCCGGTGTCTACAATGCCCGGGGAGCCCGTGTCGAAAAGTTCGAGCCGGGCATGTTCTACAATGCGGTCGGTGGCAAGGACATCAAGTTCAGCCAGCCCGCGGCGACTGGGTCCTACGACGCCTACAAGACGTCGATGCTGCATACCATCGCCGCCGGCTTCCGCGTTCCCCATGCCCTGCTGTCGGGGCGCCTCGACAAGATCAACTATTCGTCCAGCAAGGTCGGGATTGAGGTGTTCAACCGGATGATCTCGGCACTGCAGTGGCAGGTCATCATCCCCATGCTCTGCGAGCCGATCTGGCGGTGGTTCCTCGAGGCGGCGTATTTCGCCGGGCTGATCGACCACATGAACCATGAGGCCGAGTGGTCGCCGCCCAGACCCTATTCGGCGGATCCGGGCCGCGACGTGAACGCGAAGCTGGCGGAGGTGCGGGCCGGCTTCAAGTCGCTGTCCGCGGCCATCGCCGAGACGGGCTACAACCCGGATGACGTGCTCGCCCAGATCGCCGAGGACAACAAGAAGCTCGACAAGCTCGGCATCATCCTGGACAGCGATCCGCGTCGCATTTCGCAGGCCGGCCAGGTCCAGCAGCAGATCGACGACAAGGCCGATAGCGAGGACACGCCATGAGCCAACAGCAATCCCGAAGGATGCCGGAAGCCTTGCCGCTTCAGGTGCGTCAGCAGTCGATCGGTCGGGACACGATCGATATCGAAGCGCGCACTGTCACGCTGGTATTCACGACGGGCGCGACCGTGCGTCGTCGTCGCTATGCGGGCTGGGACACGGTCGTTCCCTTCGATGAGACCCTTGTGGTCAGCAGCGCGGCAATCGACCTCTCCCGCATGAATGCCGGCGCCCCGGTGCTCGACAGCCATTCGACCTACACGACCTTCTCGCAGGTCGGCGTTGTCGAGCGTGCCTGGATTGAGGGGAAGGAGGGCAAGGCAACTGTCCGCTTCCCAGCCGCCGGCCTCGACGAGCGCGCCGATCGCATGTTTGGCCTGGTCTCCGACGGCATCATCAAGAATGTCTCGGTCGGCTACTCGATCGACAAGATCCGCGTCGTCGAGCCGGAGAAGAAGGGGCAGGTCGAGCAGCACATCGTCGAGCGCTGGACGCCGAGCGAGATCTCGTTCGTCACGGTACCCGCCGATGTCGGCGCGCAGGTGAGGGCCGCTGCCCCGATCTTCCCCGTCGAGTTCGCGGATCGCGGCGGCATCGCGGCCGCGGCGCTCGCCCGCATGCGCATGCGCAGCCGGGCCTTGGGCTTTTAGCCCGGCTCCTCACTGAAATTCATCTCCTGTCGATTACCGCCAGCCTGGCGGAACGCCGTCGCCTGCCCTTCGGCAAGGCAAACCTCAAGACGAAAGGAATGTCCCGATGCGGACCCTGAAGCAGCTGCGGGCGGCGCTTGCGACGCTCAACGCGCGTGCCGCCGCCAAGCTTGGCGAGATCGATAACGGCATGGAGGCGGACGCCGTCCGCGCCATCGAACAGGATCACGAGGGCATCCTCGCCGAGATCGAGGAGGTCAAGGCCGAGATCGCCGAGCGCGAGGCCGAAGAGGGCGAGACCCGGTCCCGTCCTGGCTCCGGCTCCGCTGCCGAGGCTGCGGCGCTGGCTGTTCGCTCCGAGCGCGAGCGCGTTTCGACCATCACGGACCTTGCCCAGCGGGCCCGTGCGCCGGAGCTCGGTGCGGAGCATGTCCGCTCCGGTACTGCCGTGGATGACTTCCGCGCCGCGCTCCTCGAGCACATGGTCGCGCAGGAGGCGGCGGCGCCGACCGACAGCAACGTCCGCGCCCAGGTCGGCATGGAAGAGGCGGAGAAGCGTCGCGGCCTCATGGTCGAGGCGCTCTCCTACGGCCTTGGCGCGCCCCTTCCGCAGTCCGGGCCGAGCGAAGGTGCCCGCCAGTATATGGGCCGTGGCCTCGTCGATCTCGCCGCCGACAGCGTGAACTTCCGCGGCGGGCGCATGCTCAATGCGCGCCAGGTCGACGACATCTTCACCCGTGCCTCCCACTCGACGTCGGACTTCCCGATCATCTTCGAGGGCGCCATCAATCGCACGCTGGAGCAGCGCTACGCGCTGGCGCAGCCGACGTTCAAGCGCTTCGCCCGCAAGCGCAATTTCCGCGACTTCCGGCCCGACACGACCGTCAAGATCGGCGATTTCCCGATGCTACAGCAGGTCCTGGAGACGGGCGAGATCAAGTATGGCAGCTTCTCCGAGGGCAAGGAGCAGGTGCGGGCCTTCAGCTACGCCATCGCGCTCCGCGTCACCCGGCAGATGCTGATCAATGACGATCTCGGCGCGATCAGCGAACTGCTCTCGAGCTACGGCGCCTCGGTGGCGCTGTTCGAGGAGGTGACGTTCTACGCGACCGCCTTCAATGGCAAGCTCGCCGACAACAAGGATGTGTTCCACGCGGACCACGCCAACCTCGCCGCCGCCGGCACCGCGATCGACGTCGACAATGTCGGCAAGGCACGCGCGGCGATGTCGAAGCAGAAGAGCTCGTCGGGCAACCCGCTGCTCTCGAACTCGCCGAAGATCCTGCTGGTCGGACCCGACAAGCTGACCGAAGCGGAGAAGCTGCTGGCATCGATCACGCCGGCGACGGTTGCCAACGTCAACATCTTCTCGGGTCGCCTGGAGCCGGTGGAAAGCTCGCAACTCACTGGGAACGCCTGGTATCTGCTCGCGGACCCGGCCGCCGGCTCGAACTATCGCTGGGGCTACCTCGAGGGCTACGAGGCGCCGCGCGTCCGCATGGACGAGCCGTTCGGCCAGCAGGGCTTCGCCATGTCGGTCGAGCACGATTTTGGCTGCGGCGCGACCGATTCCCGCTTCGCCTACAAGAACCCCGGCGCCTAGCGGCTCCCCCCGCTTTGTCACCCGGCGGGGCCTAGCGCCCCGCCTCGACTTCCCGATCCCTCACCTCGATCCCAAAAGGAACCGATGCGATGAAGAACTTCATCCAGCGCGGCGATACCGTCACCGTTGCCGCTCCCGCCGATGTCGTGTCCGGCGCCGGCGTTCTGGTCGGCAAGCTGTTCGGCGTCGCCGGCTTCGACGCCAAGTCCGGCGAGCCTGTCGAAATCAGTCGCTCCGGCGTCTACGAGCTCGCCAAGACCTCCGGCCAGGCTTGGACCGTCGGCGCCGTGATCTATTTCGACGGAACGAAGGCGACCACGGCCGACAATTCCGGCGCCAATCCCAAGATCGGCTATGCGCTGGCAGCTGCGGCCAATCCGTCGGCGACCGGCGTCGTCCTTCTGTCGGCCTGACGATATGACGGGCTGGCGAGATCTTGAGGCGGCGGTCGATCGCAGGATCGGCCTCGCCTTTGGTGAGTCGGTTCGCCTGTCCTTCCTGACAGGCGGCGTCGTCGATCCCGCCCGCCCGGCCGTCGACATCGACGCCGTCCTGCATGTTGGCGGGGATGATTCCAAGCCCGTCGGCGATAACGCCGATCGCTACCGGTCCCGGCTGGCGCTCGGCCAGGCCGAGCTCTTCATCGAACGCTCGACCTATGCCGGTCCGATGCCGCGTCAGGGGGACAGTGTCCGCGCCAATGATCGCGCGGGCCGGCCCTGGTTCGAAGTGGCGGTGGTCAGCGATCGCTATTCGAACCTCATCGTTCTCACGCTCGGAGCCAAGTGATGCTGGCACGCATTGCGCTGCGGATCGCCACGATCGAGGCTTTGAAGGGCAGGACCCTGGTCGGCGGCAATGTGCTCGACAGCCAGATCGGCGCGATCGACATCGCCGCCGATGACAGCCTTCGCACCGATCAGGAGAGCCCGTTCGTCGCCGTCTATGTCGACGGCAGCAAGATCGAGGATCGGATTGATCTCCGATCGCTGCACAAGTCCGGACTGACCGAACTGACGATTGAGGCCGGCATCACGGCAGCAATGACCGAGACGGATGCCGAGACCGGTGCGAGCACGGTGATCGGGATCGGCATACCGGCCACCGATCCCGCGCTGGAGTTCTTTCTGGACTGTGTCGGTCGGGAGATCTCCGCGGCCCTCTCCGACCCCGACAATGCCTGGGCGGAGATCTGGCGCGGTCTGTCGTCCTCGGTCCTGAAGATCGAGAGGAAGCGGACCTCGGACGCCGCGAGCGGAACGCGCATCGCCGCGCACCAGCTTGTCATCACGCTCGACCTGTTGCCGGATCCGGTCTTCGCCGCGCCGATCGCCCCGACATCGGTATGGGCGGCGTTCCTCGCCAGGATGGAGGAGACCGGCCATCCCTATCTGGAGAAGCTTCGTGAGCTCCTGGGCGATCCAGCCGGTCGATCCGACGCCGACGCGGCGCGCCGCCGCTTCGGCTTGACGCTGGACGAGGCGCGCGCTCTGGCCATCCTGCCACCGCTTCCCGCCGAGGCGACGGGTCCGGATATCCTCGGCGTGACTGTCACGCAGGCGCCGTAGCGATGGGCCTCCTCGAACGGATCGTCGAGATCGAGCGCAGGCTCGCCGAGCAGGCCCGGCGGTCGCGCAATCGCCGGCGCACCGGAACGGTGACCGTTGTCGACAACGCCAAGGGGCTCGCGCGGGTCCGGATCGGCAATGGCGACAAACCCTATCTCTCGCCTTGGATTCCCTGGAAGGAGATCTCCGCCGGTGGCACGTCCACGCACATCCCGCCAACGGTCGGCCAGCAGGTGGATGTCGTTTCGGAGAGCGGCGATCTGACCGACGGCGTGATCGACTTCTCGACCCATTCGAACGCCAACCCGCGCCCGCATGACGGGCCCGAGGCCGTCATCGTCCATGGCGGAACCCGGATGACCATCGGCAACGGGAAGGTCGAGATCGTCGGCGATGTCACGATCAAGGGCGCCCTTGCCATTGAGGGGGAGGGCGTCGCGCACAACGGCACGAATATCGGTGACACGCACGTCCATAGCGGCGTCACCCCCGGCGGGTCCGACACCAAGACCCCGCACTAGATCCATGACCGCAAACGGGAGCCCCATGATGAAGGTCATCGTCAACACGTCCGGATTTTATGCCGGGACCTGGCATGCCGCCGGTCCCAAGGCCGTCGAGATGGCCGAGGCCGTGGCGCGGCCGTTCCTGCCGCCCTATGGCGATCAGCTTTCGCTGCCGAAGGCGGAGCGGGCGGCACCCGCGACCGACAAGAAGGCCGGCTGACATGGCGTCCTCCGGCTTCGGTCGCGATGCCGGAGCGGTGCTTTCCGGCTTCGATCATGTCCGGCAGTCGATCGGCGTGATCCTGACGACGCCGATCGGTTCCCGCGTCATGCGGCGCGAGTTCGGGTCCGAGCTGTTCGACCTGATCGACCGCCCGATGACGGATCAGGTCATCCTCGCGATCTATTCCGCGGCTGTGATGGCGATCGCGCGGTGGGAGCCGCGCTATGCGGTTCTCGGCTGCAAGCTGACCACGGCGTCGGCCAGCGGCGCCCTCTCTCTCGAATTGTCGGGCGTCTACTACCCGCGAGGCCATCTCGGCGATTTCACGCCTGAAGGCGGCGACGCGTCGATGATCATTCCGATTGCCGGGGGCGCGACATGACCACGATCGATCTTGCCGCCTTCCCGCCGCCGGAGGCGATCGCAACGCTCGACTTCGAGGCGCTCCTCGCCGCCGTCATGGCGGATGCGCAGGCGCGCTTCGATGCGGCCGGCATCGCCTATGACGTCGGCTCGCTGGAGACGGACCCGGTCAAGATCGTTGCCGAGGCGGCGGCCTATCGTGAACTGCTGCTGCGCGCCCGGATCAACGATGCGGTGCGGGCCAATCTGCTCGCCTTCGCGCGCGGCGCGGATCTCGATCATCTCGCCGCCTTCTATGACGCGGCGCGGTTGCCCGACGAGGGCGACGATCGCTTTCGGCTGCGGACGCAGCTCATCATCCAGGGGCGCTCGACCGGCGGCACCGAGCCGCGCTATCGCGCCGTCGCACTCGGCGCCTCGCTCCGGGTCGCCGATGCGGCGGTCTATCGCGACGGCACCTCGCCGCGGATCCAGATCGCGGTGATCGCCGCCGACAACAATGGCGTTGCCGACGCCGGCCTCCTGGCGCTCGTCGCGGCGGCCGTCAACGCGCCGGCCGTTCGCATGGTCAATGACACGATCCAGGTGATCGCCGCCGTCACGGACACGATCGACGTCGCCGCGCGGATCTGGCTGCTGCCGGACGCGTCGGCATCGCTCGTCGAGGCACTTGTCCCGGCGCTGCGGACGGACTGGGCAAACGAAGGCGGCCTCGGCTTCGACCTCACGCGCGAATGGCTGCTCTCCCGGCTGATGAAGTCCGGCGTCCAGCGCGTCGAGATCGTGACGCCGGCCGCGAACGTCATCGTGCCGCCCGGGCGTGCCGTGGCGCTTGGCGCGATCGACCTCGCGCTGATGGGGCGTGACCGGTGATATCGCCCGTCCATCTGCTGCCATCCTCCTCGACGGCGTTCGAGCGGGCGCTGTCGGAGGCGATCGACGTGACGCCGCGCGTCCACGGCGCCATCACCGGTCTGCACGGCATCAAGTTCACGCCGACGCCGACGATGCTGCCCTATCTCGTCTACGAGTACGGCCTCGGCGAGCTGACGCCCTATGTTCCGAACCTCTACGAGCTGATCCCCGAGGGCATCGCCTGGACCCGCGTCCGTGGCACGCCGGCGGCCGTCGATCGCGCGCTCGGCTGGTTGGGCTATGCCGCCGAGATCGAGGAAGCGCCAGTCCGCCGCACGCGCTGGAACCTGTTCCAGCTCCATCTCGATCGCATCCGCGACGATGAGGTCGACCTGGAGCCGATCGAGGGCGTGGCCGAGTTGTCGACGCCGCTCCGCTCGGTCTTCTGGCGCGGCTTCCACGGCTATGACGTCCGGGCGCTGGAATATGGCCGAGGCCGCTGGAGCGGTTCGCGCTACGGCTCGTCCTCTGGCGTTGCGATTCGCGACGGCGGCGCCAAGTGGTCCTTCGGCCGGCGCAACAGCTTCGATCATGCGATGACCGAGGCAGACCTGGTCGCGCTCGGTGTCTGGATCGAGCCGACCGGCGATGCCGAGCCGGCCTGGCTCGATATCGAATGGCCCGACATCGCCTGGGACGACCTCGGCGGCGATGCCCGCTCGGCCCTGATGCTGCTCGGCGTGCCGGTCGGCACCGCCTGGGCCTGCTTCCGCGACGCCGCCGGCGACGTCATCGGCTATCGCCGCTCCCGCGTGCATCGCCGCGTCGCCCAGGTCGCGAGCGGTCCCTACGAGTTCGGCGGCCTCAACTATGCGCCCGTCGCCTCCGGTGCCGAGATCGTCCTGGTCGAGGCGCTGACCGAGTTCGGCGACGGCTTCGGCAGTTCAGCTGCGTCCGTCTCCTTCATCCTTTCCGGCGTGCCGGCCGACCCGGCTCGCCCCGGCGCGCTCTGGCTCGGCCCCGGCGAACTCAACGCCAGCCTGCCCGAGATTGCTTCGACCCCGATCGACATCGAGTTCGGCCGCACCGTGCGCGAGCGCGTGCGCATTCTTCTGAGGTTCTGATGGATCACGAGCATTCTTCCGGACTGCCCGCCGCCTATGATCGCGCTCCGGCCAATCCGGGCTGGACCGGCGTCATCGTGCGCGAGGATCGCCTTGCGCAAGGCGCCGAGATCAATGAGGTCCAGACCATCCTCGGCCGCCGCGTGCAGCGGGTCGGCGACCTGGTGGCGCGGGACGGCGACCGGATCGAGGGCGCCGACGTCGTCGTCGATGTCGCCGCGGGCACCGTCATCCTGGCGCCGGGCCGCATCTATGTGCGTGGCGATATCCGCAACATCGCCGCCGCCACGCTCACGGCCGTGCCGATGGCCGGCGATGTCGCGATCGGCGTGCGGCTGCTCACGACCGTCATCACCGAGGTGGAAGATCCGTCGCTGCTCGGCCTGCATCCCGGTCCCGAGGGCGAGGGCGAGGCCGGCGCCGCGCGCTCGGTCGAAAGCGTCGCTTGGGGCTTTGCCGGCGATGGCGAGGCCGGTGACCTCTATTCGGTCTATCTGCTCTCGGATGGCGTCATCATCGACCAGACGCCGCCGCCGAGCCTTTCCGGCATCAACCAGGCGATCGCCGCCTATGATCGCGACGCCAATGGCCCCTACATCGTCGATGGCTGCCGGGTGACGGCGCTCGGCAAGGTCGGCGATGACCAGGTCTTCTCGATCTCGGAAGGCGTCGCCAATATCTGGGGTTTCAAGCGATCGCGCGGCGCCGCCATGCGGCATGCGCAGTTCGAGACCTTCGACCTTGAGCTGATCGCGTCCGAGCCGCACACATTCGACGGTAGCGGCACCATCACGCTGCCGCTCAACCATGGCCCGATCGCCTCGGTCTCGACCGTGATCGTCACCAAGGAAGTGACGGAGACCGTCACGCGCGGTACGCCGAACAACACCTCGGATCTGCTTTCCAATACCGGCGTGACGCAGATCCTCGAAGTGAAGCAGGGCGGCACGACCTATGCCGCCGGCACGGACTATGTCCGCTCCGGCGATCATATCTCCTGGGCGCCGGGCGGCGCGGAGCCGCTCGGCGGGTCCAGCTACACGGTCAAGTATCGACATCTCGCGGCAGTCACGCCGAGCCAGGTCTTCGCCGATGCGATCGAGATCGCCGGCGGCGTCACCGGCGAGGCGGTTTTCGTCTCCTATGCCTGGAAGCTGCCGCGCATCGATCTTCTCTGCCTCGACCAGAACGGCCAGGCCGTCTATCTGCCCGGCAAGTCGAACCGCTCGCATCCCGTCGCGCCGCAGGCGCCGGCCGATCTGCTGCCGCTTGCCACGATCACCAACACCTGGACGGGCAAGCCGGGCGTCGTGAATGATGGCGTCCGCGCCTATCCGTTCTGGAAGATCGATCGCATGTACAACATGCTGATCGATCAGACCGACCTGATCGCGCTGGAGCGCCTGCGTCGCGATATCGACAGCCGAGAGCCGGTGGCGAAGCATGGTGTCTTCGTTGATCCCTTCACCTCGGATCGCTACCGCGACCCCGGCGAACCGCAGACGGCCGCCGTCTTCAACGGCTCCTGCCAGCTCGCTATCGACCCGACCTTCTACGCGACGCCGCTGACCGCGCCGGCGACGCTCGCCTGGACGGAAGAGGTGATCGTCCGGCAGGAGCGCGTCACCGCCTGCATGCTCATCAACCCCTATGCGAACTTCGAGCCGCTGCCGGGCGCGATGACGATCAATCCTGCCGTCGACTTCTGGACCGAGGAGGCGACGGAATGGACGTCGCCGGTGACGCGGCAGTTCGGCTCCGGCAATTCCAGCCGGACCACCGTCGCGACCCAGCTGGTCGACGAGCGGACCGAGCTGCTCGAGTTCCTGCGGCCGATCTCGATCGCGTTCCAGGTGAAGGGGTTTGGCGTTGGCGAGATCCTGGAAAGCCTGACCTTCGACGGGCTCGACGTGACGCCCGCCGGCCCGCCGGTCGGTGACGCCAATGGCGAGATCGCCGGCAGCTTCACGATCCCCGCCAACGTCCCGGCCGGCTCCAAGTCGGTGAAGGCGACGGGCATGGCGGGCACCACGGCCGAGGCGGTCTTTGTCGGCCAGGGCACGATCGAGATCGACGTGATGCGTCGCGTCACGACGATCCAGCGCTGGCAGCAGCAGACGGTGCAGGGCACCTCCGGCGCCGATCCGCTGGCCCAGACCTTCACGCTGACCGAGGGTCGTCACCTCGCCGGTGTCGACCTGAAGTTCTGTGCCGCCGGCGACGCGGCGAAGGGCGTCCTGGTCGAGCTGGTCGAGGTCGAGAACGGCATCCCGACCACCAGCGTCATCACGTCGGCCTTCGTCGACATGGCAGCCGTCGTGCTCGGCGCCTGGACGGCGATCCGCTTCCCGATGCCGGTCTATCTGCCGGCCGACGTCGAATATGCTGTTGTCGTCAAGACCGACGACATCAGGCATTCGCTCTCGATCGCCCGGATCGGCGATCTCGACACGGCGGCGCAGCAGTTCCTCTCCGCCCAGCCCTACACGATCGGCGTGCTGCTCTCGTCCTCCAACGCCAAGACCTGGACGCCGCATCAGGCGGAAGACCTGACGTTCCGCCTGGTGGCGGCGAAGTTCGATCCGGTGACGCGGGTCGTCAGCCTCGGCACGCATGCGCTCGTTGACTGCTCCGACCTGATGGTGCGCGCCACGGCCGAGCTGCCGACCGCCGCAGCCTCGATCCGCTTCGAGATCGAGCGGCCGGGCGGCGAAGTGATCCGGCTCGACGCCGGCCAGGTGATGGAACTGACCAGCTACATCACCGAGAGCGTCGTGCTCCGTGCGATCCTCGCCGGCAGCGCCAAGGTCTCGCCGGTACTCTATCCGGGCGCCATGCTGGTCGCAGGCAAGCTGCGGCCGACCGGCACCTATGTCAGCCGCGCCATGCCGATGGGGTCGGCGATCCGCTTCGCCAATACGCTGAAGACCAAGCTGCCGGCCGGGTCGTCCCTCGTCGTCGAGATCGATGCGGCCGACGACAACTGGCAGGTGCTGGCCGCCACAGTCTCGGCCCCGCTCAACGATGGCTGGATCGAGCGCACCTATGAGCGCAACCCGCACACGGCCGTCGAGGGCCGGGTGCGCCTGACGCTGACCGGCACGCCTGCGGCGCGGCCCTCGGTGGCGGATGAACGCGCTGCGGCAACGGCGGTCTGAGGAAGAGAAGAATGGCGATCGACAACAGGACGCTGAACCGGGGCTACCGACTGCCGAATGTCGGCAATCTGATGAAGAGCGAGGATCTGCCTCGCCTCATCCTGTCGCTGGAGATGATCGACGAGGACATGGCGACGGTCGTGGCCGATGTGCTCGGCAAGGCTCCGTCCGATCACGAGCACACGATGGCGGCGATCATCGGCCTGGCCGATGCGCTCGCGGGCAAGGCGGCCTTCGTTCACAATCACAGCATCGGAAGTCTTCAGGGCGTCGATTTCTCCGGCGCCGCGACCAACCAGTTCGCGAAGTTCAACGGCTCGCTCTGGATCCCGGCCTTCATCCAGGCTGCCGACCTTGCGAACAAGATCATCACGAACGCCAAGCTGCGCGACAGCGACGCGCTGACGGTGATCGGCCGCGCGGCCGCCTCGATCGGCTCGCCGGGGGACATTTCGGCGCTGGCGAATGACACGTTCCTGCGCCGGGTTGGCGATGCGCTCGGCTTCGGCAGGCTGACCGCCGGCATGGTGCCGGACAACATCCTCACCTTCGCCATGCTGGCGTCGTCGGCGATCGCCACCAAGGCCGAGGCCGAGGCAGGTAATGCGCCAGACAAACTGCTGACGGTGGAGCGCGGCGCCGAGCAAATCGCCGCGCTGGGCGGCGGCGGCGTGAAGACTACGGTTTTCGGTATTGGCGGGACATTCGTCAAAGACCCGAAGGCGAAGAAAATACTGGTTCGGGGCGTCGGCGCTGGCGGTGGTGGCGGTGGAACCGCAAACGGAGCCAGTTGTAGAGGGGCTGGCGGGTGGGGTGCCTATGGTGGCGAGGCCCTCTTCGACGCGGCCGACGTCCCGTCTTCGGTCTCGGTTACAGTCGGAGCGGGCGGTCCCGGAGGGAGTTCCAGCGGCGGCAATGGAGGCAGTGGAGGAACCACCTCCTTTGGAGACCTCCTTGTGCTGCCCGGGGGGCCTGCGGGTAGCGGCGCGACGACCTCCGCTCAGATCCCTCCCCGGGCGGCGCCGCCCGGACCGGCGACGATCTCCGCGCTGGCCTTGTTCGGGTACGCTATGCTCGCGGTGCTCCCTGACTATCCGGACATCGACAATTCGCCGCTTCGCGGGTTGGGCTCACTTTGGGGGACTGGCGGCGCGCCGAGGGCTTCGCAGAACAACGGCATCGCTGGCACCGGGTACGGAGCAGGGGGCAGCGGAGCCTATGCGAACCTTCGAACGGGTGGGGCTGGTTCGGACGGTCTGCTTGTAGTCGAGGAGCGTTTCTGATGCGCACTTCAGTCATCAATGGCGGCATCGTCACGAATGTTGTCCTCGCGGGCGATGGTTGGGTGCCGCCCGAGGGGGCCGCTGCCGTCGCGAGCGAGACGGCCAATATCGGCGACTTCTATGCCGATGGCGTCTTTACGCCGCCGCCGGCGCCGGAGCCGCCGCTACCGCCGCCGCCGAGCGAGATCTCGCGCCGGCAGTTCTTCCAGGCGCTCGCCATGCCGGACTATGGGCTGATCACCGAGGCGGAAGCGCTCGCGGCAGTGCAGGCCGGCGCCATTCCGGCCGCCTTCGAGGCGTTCATCACAACGCTGCCGGCCGGCCAGCAGTTCGGCGCCCGCATGCTCCTCGCCGGCGCCGGCACCTTCGAGTTCGAGCATCTGATCTCGATCACCTTCGGCGGCGTCCAGGGCTGGACCGACGAACAGCGCGCGGCGCTGTGGCGGTTCGCCGCCGCGCTCTGACGGCCGGCTGGCCCGGATAGCCAGCAACCAGCACGACATCCACCCGGCCGCAGGGCCGCCTCGAAAGGAGAGCCGAATATGGCTTCTGTGTCCTTCCACCATGGCACGCGTGTATTCCAGAGCGCCGAAACGCCGGTGCTCGTCCGTACCGCGCAGACGGCCGTCATCGGCCTGATCGGCACGGCCGAGGACGCCGACGCGGTCAAGTTCCCGCTCAACAAGCCGATTCCGATCCTGCGGCCGCAGGATGCCGACGGCCTCGGCAGCGACGGAACGCTCGCCGATGCGATCGACAGCATCTTCGACCAGGTCGGCTGCCCGATTGTGATGGTGCGCGTCGAGGAAGGCGCGACGGTCGCCGATACCTGGGCCAATCTCGTCGGCAGCCAGGTCGCCTTTTCCGGCGTGCATGCCTTTCGCCGCGCGGTCTCCGATGGGCTCTACAAGCCGAAGCTGCTTCTCGCGCCAGGCTTCACCCAGACTTCGCCGGCGGATGGTATCGCGTCCATCGCCGTGACGACCGGCGGAACGGGATATGTCGACGGAACGACCGTCGTGGCGATCGCGGGAACTGGCGGCGTTGGCGCCGAGGCCAAAGCCGTCATCGAGGCCGGCGTGATCACGTCGATCCTCGTCACCAAGCCCGGCTACGGCTATACCGGGACGATCACGGTCACGATCACCGGGGCCGGCACCGGCGCCGCGGCGACGGCGACCAAGGGGGCGACCATCAATCCGGTCGTCGCCGAGCTGATGGGCGTCGCCGAAAGCCTCAAGGCGATGGCCTATGTCGACGGCCCGGACACGACCGACCAGGCGGCGGTGCAGTATCGCGGCCTGATCAACTCGGGGCGCATCTTCATCTGCGATCCGAAGGTGCTGAAGTTCGACACCGAGCTTGCCGTCAATGTGCCGCAGCCGTCGTCGCCGATCTGGGCGGCCCGCCAGGCGAAGATGGATCTCGAGCAGGGCTTCTGGTGGGCCGGCTCGAACGTCGATGTCGCCGGCATCGTCGGCATCAACCGGCCGATCGAGTATGGCGCGCAGTCGAACTATCTGAACGAGAACCGCGTCAACACCATCGTCAACATCAACAATACCGGCTTCCGTTTGTGGGGTGTGTGGACCTGCGACAGCGATCTGCTCTGGCAGTTCGTCTCGGTTCGCCGCACGGCGGATGCCGTGAACGAGGCGCTCGAGGCGGCCTATATCGAATTCGTCGATCGCCCCTTCACCAAGGCCAACCTGAAGTTCCTGATCGAGGCCGGCCGCGCCTACCTCCGCACGATGGAGCTCGAGGGCGCGATCCTGCCCGGCTCCGACGTCTGGCTTCTCGACAGCAACACCGACGAGGAGCTGGCGCAGGGAATCGTCAAGCTGGGCGTCAAGTTCGAGCCGCCGACGCCAATGGTCGATGTCCGGATCACCAGCCATCGCAACATCGCCGCCTATGAGTTGCTGCTCAACCAGGTGGCGCAGGAGATCAGCTCCGGCTCGCTGGGCAGCTGACGCCTCCCCGGGCGCCGGTTTCTGCCGGCGTCATCCTCATCCTTCCCCGCATCTGAAAGGAGGCCGCCATGGCTTCGAACTCGGACATGCCGCGCTACATCCTGCGCAACTGCACCATCTTCGCCGATCGCGTCTCCAAGATCGGCCAGGCCAGCGAGATCACCTTGCCGGTCCCGACCGTCAAGGTCGAGGAAATGCGCAATGCCGGCATGATGATGCCGATCGACGTGAACATGGGCTACGAGAAGCCGGAGAGCTCCTTCAAGCTCGTCGGTTTCGACCCGCAGACCATCGTCCTGTTCGGCCTCGCCGTTGGGGTCGAGAAGGAATACATGGCGACCGGCGCGCTGGCGCACGAGGACGGCACGATCGTCAACGCCACTGCCTATATTCGCGGGATGCTGATCAAGAATGATCACGGCTCGTGGAAGCCGGGCGAGGTCGGCGAGAACGATCACGCGATCACGCTGCGCTACTACCGACTTGAGGTCGATGGCCGCGTCCTGATCGAGATGACACCGTTCGATGTTTCGATCGGCGGCGTCTCGCAGACGAGCGCCATCCGCGATGCGCTGTTGGCGTAAGGGGCGGGATCATGACCAACGCAATCGAAGTCAAGTTCTCTCGCACCTACAAGCTGGCGGGAAAGGATGCCGACAGCCTCAGCTTCCGCGAACCGAAGCTCGCGGATCTGATCGCCATCGAGAATGTCGGCCGGGACGCGGGGCAGCATGGCGCCGCCGCCCTGCTGATGGCGCAGCTTTCCGGCGCGACCCAGCCGGAAATCGCCGAGCTGTCGCTGCCGGACTATGCGAAGTGCGACAAGGCGCTTCGCCCTTTCACAGTCATCGCCGAGGGTGGCGGCGACTGACCGCCTGGCTCTGTCGGGAGCTCAACACCCCTCTTTCCGAGATCACGGCCATGACGCCGACGGAGGCGATCCGCTGGCGTGACGAGGTCGCTGATCTGCTGACGCCGCGAAAGCCGTGACATGACGACACTCACCTCCAAGCTGATCGTTTCGCTCCAGGACATGGTGTCCGGTCCGGCCCGCGGCGTCGGCGCCGCGCTTGATCGCCTCAGTAATCGGGCGACCCGCATGAACGGCGCCCTCGTCGGGCGCACCAGTGCTTTCGGTGGCGGCATGCTGCGCGGCGCGCTGGCGATCGGCGCGGGCTATATCGGCGTCAGCAAGGCGGTGGGCGGGACGGTCGGGGCGGCGATCAAGTTCGAGGAAGCATTTGCCGATGTCCGCAAGGTCATCGACGGCACGCCAGCGCAGCTCTCGCAGATCCGCTCCGAGATCCTTGCGATGTCGAGGGTCCTGCCGAACTCGGCTGCCGGTATCGCATCGATCTACGCCGCGGCGGGGCAGTCCAACATTCCTATCAACGAGCTCGGCAAATTCTCCGAGATGGTCGCGAAGGTCGCTGTCGCCTGGGAGGTCAGCGAGGGCGAAACGTCGGAGGCCCTCGCCAAGATCAAGAACCAGCTCAACATGAATGTCGACCAGGTCGGCCTCTATGCCGATGCGATCAACCAGCTCGGCAACAACACGGCCGCCTCCGCTCCCAATCTGGTCGACTTCTCGAAGCGGGTCGCCGCGCAGGGCGAGATGTTCGGATTCACCGCAACGCAGTCTCTGGCCTTTGGCGGCGCCATGATTGCTGCCGGCGGTGAAACCGAGGTTGCCGCGACGTCGTTCCGCAACATGGGTATGGCGCTTGCGGACGCTGCCAACGCTCCGAAGCGGACGAGGGTCGCGTTCAAGGCTCTTGGCCTCGATGCGAGCAAGATGGCGAAAGCGTTCAAGAGCGACGCCGTCGGCACGATGCTTGACGTGTTCGAGCGTATCAAAAAGTTGCCCGAGCACGAGCGGCTCTCCGCGGCGATTGGCGTCTTCGGCAAGGAGGCGCGGGCGCTCATGCCGTTGATCAACGATTCCCGCGAGCTGCGTCGCCAGCTCGCGCTCGTCGCCAACGAAGCCGACTATTCGGGGTCGGCCTTCCGGGAATATCTCGTCCGCGCGGAGACGACGGGCAACGCGCTCGCGATCATCGGCAACAAGTTCAAGGCCATCGGAATCGGGATTGGCGACAGCTGGCTGCCGACAATCAAGGAGCTCGGCGCTGGCATCGGCGACGTGCTCGACACGCTGGAAAAGCGCGTCGGCGTGCTCGACCAGGTCAAGGTGGCGTTCCAGGGATTCATGGGTGGCATCGGCTATGGCGGCAGCGCCGGCCCGCGCGAACTGATGAACGATCTTGGCGATTTGCTTTTCGGCAAGGCGTTCGGCGGCAGCCTCCAGGAAGCCGATGATCGCGTTGTCGGCCTGGCTCGCCTGTCGAACCGGTTCCGCGGCATTGGCAAGGACCTGAAGTCGTTCGGGGAGAATGTGTCCGCCGGCAATGTCGGCGCCGCGTTCGCGAGCATCGGTAGCGCCATTGGCAAGCTGGGGGGCGAGTTGACGATGGGTGGGGCACTGGCGATCGGTGCGACGGGCGGTGCATTGCTCTGGCTTGCCAAGGGCGCGGCAGCGCTTGCGCTCTCGAAGACCGGGCAAATCTTCTTGATGGCGATGGCCGTCTCGACGCTGATCAACGCAGTCCAGGAGGCAAGTAGCCTGGGCGAGTTCGTCGAGAATTTGAAGGAGTTGTCGGCTCTGGAGTGGGCTGGTGTGGCGGGCGGCCTCTTCATGGCGGGCGGGCTGGTGCGGCGGCTCTGGAAGCGCCTGCCGGGCAGGGCGTCGGCAGGTGCTGGTGTTCCCGGTGCCGATGCGCCGGGTCCGGGCGAGAAGCCGCCCAAGGGAGGCGGATCTCCCAAGGGGCCCAATCGGTTCTGGGGCCCCTTGAGCCAATGGATGCTTTACCAGCTGGGCGAGTCCGCAATGAACTGGGGCTTCAACCAGCTGCCGCATCCGGAATATCCGGCGGGATATGACGTCGATGCCGAATTGAACAAGAGCACCTGGCAGCGCATCAAGGAGCTGATCGGCCGGCAGAGCGGCAGCGCCGAGCAGTCCTTCCTGTTCGGTCCCGAACCGGCGGGCGGCCCGCGCGATGTCAACCTCGTCGGTGTGCCGGAGATTTCGATCCCGGCTCCGGTGACGACGCAGCCGAGCGGGACGCAAGATGTCCGCGTGACCAACCCGCAACCGGCGCCGAACATCACCGTCAACGTGACAGCGGCGCCGGATCCGCAGGCGACCGCGATGAGGGTGCTGTCGGAGCTGTCAACGAAGTTCGGAGCGCTCTCGCGGGGCGCCTATTCCGACGGAGCGAATTGATGGCGATCCCGATGGCGCTCGGGCCATTCATGTTCCACAGCCTGCGGTTCGGATACAACGGCATCCGCCGCGATCTGTCGACACGCTGGGCCGAGATCCCCACGGTCGGCGGGCTCAATCGCCTGCAATGGACCGGCGGCGACGACGATGCCATTCAGATCGAAGGCGTGATCTTCCCGCATGAGTTCGGCGGGCTCGCCACGCTGGAAGGGGTTCGCGGCGCGGCGGCGGCCGGCGCCGTCCTGCCGCTCGTCACGCTCGCCGGCAATGTCTACGGCATGCATGTGATCGAGGGCGTGAACGAGGACCAGTTCTTCCACGATGCCCTCGGCCGGCCGCGGCGAGATGTATTCCGGCTGCGGCTCCGACGCTATACCGGCGGCGGCTTCTCGCCGCTCTCCATCCTCGCGACTTTGTTCGGGTGATCCGATGGCCATCTACATCACCCGCCAGGGCGACATGATCGACGCCATCTGCACCCGCGCCTATGGCGATGAGAGTGGCTATGTCGAGATCGTGCTCGACGCCAATCCAGGCCTCGCGGCCCTCGGCGTGCCGCTGCCGATCGGCACGGTCATCGATCTGCCCGAGATCGCCAACGCGAAGGATGTTGTGGCCGTCGTCAGCCTCTGGGACTAGCTGAGAAACCCTAGCTTTCTGAAGGCCCAGCACAGGCTGGTAAAGTGGTAGAGACATGAAAACACCCGTCGCCGAAATAGAAGTCAATGGCCGGGCCGTCGCCTCGATCTTCAACGAGCGGTTGATCTGCGTCACCATCACGGACAAGGAGGGGGTGACGTCCGACACGATTTCCTGCGAACTGAGCGACGGCAATCCATTTGCCGCGATCCCGCGGAAGGGGGACACCATCACCGCCTCGCTCGGTTATCTCGAGACCGGTCTCGCCTTCTTCGGCAGCTATACGGCCGATGATCCGGAGGTGCGGTGCCTGCCCTATGGCATGACCGTGAACGGCAAGGGGGCAAACGTCCGCGACCAGGCCAAGCAGCACCGCTCCCGCCATTGGGACAAGAAGACGGTCAAGGACATCATCTCCGAGATCGCCTCGGAAAACGGCCTTTCGGCCATCGTCGACGACGAGATCGGCGCGCATGAATATGACTGGTTCGGCCAGCAGGATGAAAGCGACCTGCATGTCGTCGAACGCTTGGCGCGCCGCCACGGCGCACTCTTCTCGATCAAGGACGGCAAGCTGATCTTCGCGGCCAAGGGCAGCGGCAAATCGGCAAGCGGCAAGGGGCTGACCGCAGTCGTCGCGTCTCCCGCCAATATCGTCGAGGGAACCTGCCGCACGAATTTCGCGCACCGGAATCGGTTCGGGAAGGTGAAGGCGCGCCACCACGACCGCGACGAGGCCGAGCTGATCGAGGTCGAGGCGGAGAGCGACGAGGGGGGGCGGCGGACTACACGCTGGCCGAGCCCTTCGCCGACGAAGAGGAGGCGAGAAGGGCGGCGGCAGCCACGGCTCGGGATCTCAAATCCGAGACCATCCGGACCTCCGTCACGCTGTTCGGCGACCCGTCCATTCGAGCCGGCGCGCCGTTCCGATACTCAGGTGTCCGGCCCGAGCTCGACGCGATCGAGTTCATCATCGAGTCGGCGACGCATGTGATTTCCAAGGCAGGCTACACGGCGCAGGTGGAGGCGAAGCTGAAGCCGGAAGCGGAGGAAGTCGGCGGCAAGGGGCAGGGGACGGGCTCCGGATCCGACAAGCCCGCCGCGCCGGCCGGCAATGCGTCACCCACGCCGACGATCCCGGATCCCGTCGCGCCGTCCGGACAGGGCGGCATCGGCAGCCGGTAGGTCGACCTCGATCCTGAAGTAATCATGGCGCCCGAATAGAAAACCCGCCGGGCGGGGCAGCTCCGGCGGGCCTGTCAGATTAGTCGCAGTTGTTGCTGCACAGCGGCACTTCTGCCGCGATCCGCTGCAGCAGCGCGCTCTTGTCGAGTATCGGCTTGGCATAGGTCTTCTTCATTCTCAGCCCTCCTTGCTTCGTTGCTCGTACAGCCTGCCGTCCTCGGCGGTCTGTGTCGATGACGTGACGGCAACAGTCTTTCGAAAGATGAACGATCCCAAGTGGGTCGCGCAGGCGCGCGGCTACCTGCGAAGGTCTTGGGCTGCAGGGTCGGGCTCGGTGCAGTCCAGGTAGTCTAGGGGCGCTTGAGGCGCCCCTATAATTACTCGATGCCTGCCTGGGTCAGCAATTCCATTGAGTCGTAATAGGCCCCTAATACTTGCAGCGCCTCGTCGATCGCCTGTCGGTTCGTGAAGCTTCCGCCATACAAGTTTGCGACCCGGGCGGGAACATTACCGAGGGATGCGACGTCGGCACTCAACTGCTCGGCCAGCTGAGGCGCGTGTTGCGCCAGCATTGTGGCCCAGCTGTGGGCGCCGCTCGTTTTGAGGCAGAGCCCTGACAGAATGCTATTGAATTCGCGAAGATCCTGCCCACCAAGCACAATGGAGCAGCTGCCCACTCTGAATGGGCGTTCCAGTGGACGCAGCGCGTCAGTTTCCAGCAAGCGGAGGGCTCGGTCCGCATGATGGATTAGGTCGAGCGTTGTCGTCACGAGCGGCTTCAGGCTGGTGCTGTTCTTGCTGAAGAAGCCGGCGGTCCCGGCGAGAGGACTAGACAGCTGTGCTACAGCAACTGCCCCCTGCAAGACCTGCGAGATGATGAGCCAAGGATCTACCTTCGCTCCTGAACGAATTCCGACGGTCGGGCCGGGGAGAGCGGTCTGCACGTTCATCGCGACATCCCAATAGATCGTTGTTGTTGCCTTTCTGTCCGGCGGACCCCGGACGCTCGCGATATGGTCACTGTTTCCTGGAGCTTCAATTGCGCGTTCTCCAACTCGCCGAGATCGAGGCAATGGCGGCGCGCACCGTGGTCGCCCGTGACTTCGTCCAGGTGGCAATGAAGCACCGGAGCGCAGGTCTTGGTCGGATGCCGGCCTTCGTCAGTCGCCGTCTGTAGCGTTTCGTCCGATGGGGGGGCGCAGCCAGGAGGGTCGACTCTGACCAGTGCTAGAGAGACTTCCTGCGGAAGGCTGCCGCACGAAAAAATGCCCGCCTCGAAGGCGGGCAAGTCTGTCGATACGCATCACCGTAGTGCAGCCGGGCCGGAGGACGCCAGCCGCCCTACGCGCCCTTAACGCCGCCGACTGGCGAGCGTTCCCACCTCCTCACATCTCCCGGAGATAAGACATGCTCGTCAACAACTGGCGCGCGGTGCTTTGCCGTGCGTGGTCCATCCGTCTGCTTCTACTCGCCGGCGTGCTGTCTGGCGTCGAGGTGGCGCTTCCCCTGATCGGGATCGAAGTCATCCCGCCTCGTCTGTTCGCGGTCTTGTCCGGCATCGTCGCCGCGGCCGCCTTTGTTGCTCGTCTCCTCGCACAGAAAGGGATCACAGATGCGTAGCAAGCGCGCGCAGGCGGCGCTGGCCTCCGGGCTCGGCGTCGTGGCACTGACGGCCGCCTATCTCACCGTGCCGTGGGAGGGCGTCGAGAACGCAGCCTACTGGGATGCCATCGGCAAGGCCTGGACGGTCTGCGCCGGAGAGACGAAGGGCGTGAAGCCGGGCGACAGCTACACCGACAAGCAGTGCATCGACATGCTGCACCGGCGCATGGAGCGGGACTATCGCCAACCGCTGCAGCGATGCATTCGCGGCTTCGACGCGGCGCCGCTGAGCGTACAGGCCTCCTTCCTCGACCTCTCCTGGAATGTCGGCGTCAGCGCCGTCTGCCGGTCGACAGCAGCCCGGCGCGCGATGGCGAAAGACTGGCCGGGCGCCTGCGAGGCGATGACCTGGTTCAACCGGGCCAGCGGCCGTGTCGTGCGTGGTCTCGATCTTCGTCGCAAGGAAGGCGACGCGCATCGGATCGGCGATCGCGAACTCTGCCTGGCGGGGCTGTGATGGGGGCGTTGTCGAAGATCCTGCGATCGACCGAGGGCGGACGTCTGATGTTTTGGTGTCCCGGATGCGATGGGGCGCATCAGGTCGGTGTCGGCGAGGGGGCCGGGCGGCGCTGGAGCTATAATGGCAATCCCGACGCTCCGACGTTCATGCCGTCCGTGCTGGTCACCTACAACGGCGCTGATGCCGATACACCCGGTGGGGTTCCGTCCGTCTGCCATTCGTTCGTGACCGACGGGCGGATCCAGTTTCTGGGTGACTGCACTCACGCGCTGGCCGGCCAGACGGTCGATATACCGGAATGGGAGGCGTCATGATTGCCTCGCCCCTCGGCCGCTGGCTCGCGGCCGGCGCGTTTGCTCTTGCGTTGATCGCGTTCGCATCCGTCACCGCCTATTTCGTCGGCCGCAGCGACGGCGCCGCCGGCTGCGAACAGCGCTGGCAGTCGAAGATGTCGGCCGAGCAGACCAGGCAGGCCTATGCCCGTGCGCAGGCGCTCGACGCGGCGGTCGCCCGCGAACTCGCCCGCGCGGCCGAGAATGAAGCTCTGGAAAAGAAGGTGTCCGACTATGAGGCTGAACTCGCACGCGAGCCGGCGCAGGCTGGCGGCTTTGATTGTCGTCTGCGCCCTGCCGATCTTGAGCGCCTTCGCCTGCTCCGACGATAGACCGGCGCTCGCGCTCGAGCTGCCGTCGATGCCGGCCGAAGTCCGCAAGCACTGCCGGCACCCCGATCTCGTGGAGATCGACTCGCGCGCGATGATCGGCCGCTATTCGCTGGCACTCGACCAGTGCGACGGCCGGCGGGCCGACGCCGTGGCGTTCGGCGATGATCTCAGGAAGGGGATGAGCCGGTGACGACTGCCGATAAAATCGCCGCAAACACCACCATTCTCGTCATGTCGCGCATCGCGATGCTGCTGACGCCGGCGCTGCTGAGCGCCATGGCGTTCCTGTTCTGGCTCTATCTCGATGGGATCTCGGCAGACGCGAGCGCGGCGGTCAGCACCGCCAACAAGCTCGAGACGCGCGTGACGGTGCTCGAGGGAAACGAGGCGATCGGACGTCAGGATCGCATCCGGTACCAGGATCAGGTGCTGGCCCAGCTGATGAAGCTCACCGACAAAGTCGACAACCAGGCCGGCCAGATCGCAGCGCTCACCGCGACGATCGAGGCGTTGAAGGGTAAGCGCTAAGCGCGCGATGCGGTCATGATCCTTTTCGCGCCCTGGCTGCCTTTTTCTCAGGCATGGGATGCGCTGCTTGGTAGGCCAATCTCTGTGCGCGAAGGCGCTCTGTCTTGGCGGCGGTCAACGCCTGTTCTCGCCCGATAATCTCAAGGGCGGCTGATGTTGTTGCATCAGCCTTCTGTTCTCGCGACGGGCCTTTGACTATTCTGGTCGGCATAGGTCCTCCTGAAACAAAAAAAAGGCCGGGCAAAGCCCGACCTTCTCCGGCAAACGAGCGGGGTGCCAGTACATCCGTGGTCACCGCTCAAGTTCGCGAATCATGCAGCCCGAAGGTTTTCGGCCGTATTCTTTCCGTTCCGCCTATCGGGCACTGCGTCGTAGCTGACCTTCTGGCCCTCTTGCAGTGTCCGCATTCCGGATCGCTCTACCGCCGAAATGTGAACGAAGATGTCGGCGTTGCCGTCCTCGGGCTGAATGAAGCCAAAACCCTTGGTTTCGTTGAAGAACTTAACTGTTCCAATAGACATACGATTTCCTTGCAAAATCGAGTGTATAAATGGCGACACCGCCAAAGCAGTTCGCCGCGAATACCGAAGATGTGGGGGAAAACGTTGTGGCTTTATCGGCCAGAACAGAGCTCTTCGCACGTTCGATTTTCAAATCATACGGGTGGATTGTGTTTTAAGCAAGGTGATTTGCGAGCGACACAATCGATCGCGAATTTCTCACTGAGGTGCGAGCGAGATGAAGCTCGAAGGTGTCATGCAAACGCGACGAGCGCATGTCCGGGCGCCAACGCAGGATGGTGAACAGGGCTCGGCCGTATAATTCGGGGGGTGGGCGTCGCGGCAGGTGACCTGGCACGAGATGTTGCGCGCCGCATCGAAGACTCAGTTCGCCCTAATCGTTCACGTCGAGACGCGGATTGAAGGTGTCCGCGATACGCTCAAAGAGACGAACGACAAGCTAGATCGTTTGCTGGGATACCCGGCGCCGAAGCGCTGGCCGTGTAGGAGCATGGCTGCGCAAGAAGTTGATCTACCAGTGCGCCAGCTCGCGTAAGGCCCATACGACGACGAGGCCCAAGACGCCCCCCCGAAGCACTACGATGCGATCCTTCAAATCGACGATCTGCACGTCACGTTTCGCAAGTTCACGCTCCAGTTCAGCGATCCGATTGCGGCTGCCGGCGACTTCATCGCGCTGGAATTCTCTATCAGCTAACGCTGTCGCAGCAGGCCTGAAGAAGACGTCGCGTTCCGACACTGTGCCTAAACCCTCGATAGTTCATGCCTGAAACTAGATTTGGCGGAATCTTGATACTTTTCAATCAGCATCCTGATTATCGGCTCCTGCCCGGCGCGGCCTTGCATCTTGAGGATGGGCGAGTCCCGGTGGATCGGCGAGCGAGCTGAGACCGAGCCTTAACGAGAGGTTAATGGCCCGGAGTCGCTCTTCATCCTCACTGTGGCATTTCTGTCATAGCGCGCGATCAGGCCTTCGGTAATAGTCAATCACAGGAATCGCGAGAAGAGATTCCGGTTGGATCTGTCGGTCACCCTGGGGTGGGGGCCAAAAAACAGAAACAGCTGAACGGGGATTAGGACGGACTTCATACGAGCTAGCGAGAAGGGGTGATCCGCAAGGGTCTACTCGGTAGCGACGAGAAGAATGGAATACTCTCCTGGTTTTACCTTTTTGGAGGTCAGGATATGAACTTTAAGACCCTTCTCCTCGGCTCTGCGGCCGCCATGCTCGTGGCTGGCAGCGCTCAGGCGGCGGATCTCACGGTCGCCGAGCCGGTCGACTACGTGAAGGTCTGCGACGCTTTCGGCACGGGCTTCTTCTACTCCCCCGGCACCGACACCTGCATCAAGATCGGCGGCTATGTGAAGTTCGGCACCTCCTTCGGTGACCGTTCGGATCTCGGCGACTTCAATAACATCTACCCGAACAGCAGCTGGGGCAACTTCTTCACGGAAGTGTCGATCCAGGCGACGGCTTCGTCGGTCACCGAATTCGGTAACCTGACCGGCTTCATCGACATGCGCGCCAAGACCGGCAACACGACCGGTTCGGACGAGACGCTGACCGACTACATCAACGCTTCGACCAACTCCGCTTACGTCGACAGCGCCTACCTCGAGCTCGGTCCGCTCAAGGCCGGTTACTTCACCTCGCTGTTCGATTTCGGCCGCGGCTACAACGACACCGGCATGTTCGGTTCGGACTCGACCGTCGACCACATCCAGCTGACCTACGCCGTCAACGGCTTCGGTCTGGCGATCTCGGTCGAAGACCAGCGTGATCGTGGTCAGCTCGGCCCGTACGTTGACCTCGTCGAGGAAGTCAACACCGACAATATCCCGGACATCGTCGGTGCCATCACCTACGCTTCGGGCATCTTCTCGGCCAAGATCGCTGCGGCCTACACCAACCAGGCCATCGAAGAGACCAACGTGCTTGACGTCTACGACGGAAAGTCGGGTTGGGCCGTCGGCGGCGGTCTCGAGGTCGCCCTCGACAGCTTCTCGGCTGGCGATCGCTTCTTCGTGTCGGCTGCCTATGGCGACAATGCCAACTCCTTCACCGGCATCGCCGGCGGCACCTCGGTGGCTGGCTTCATCGGCCCGATCCAGAGCGCCGCTATCTCGGTCCTGCCGGGCTCGAGCTGGAGCGCGCTGGCTTCGTACAAGCATGTCTGGACTCCGAACCTGTGGTCGTCGCTCTCGGGCGGCTACGCCAGCTTCGACGGTTCGAACTTCGTCGACGATTACGGCATCGACGCTTGGCGCGTTGGCTTCACGACCGCCTACACCCCGGTCAAGGGTCTCGACCTGGTCGGTGACGTCTTCTACACGGATGTCAACGTCACGCGCGACAACTTCGTCGATCCGGTCGACGGCAATGGCTGGACGTTCAACCTGTTCCTGAAGCGCTCCTGGTAATCCCAGGCTCGTTTGAGTGACACGAGGCCCGGCGGAGAAATCCGCCGGGCCTTTTCTTTTGGGTATGAAGAAGTTCGCCACCATCACCGTCGCCGGCAGATTGCTGGAGCTGGACGCGCCCGGCCTTAAGAGCCGGACGCGCAAGAACGGCTCGGTCTATGTGTATTGGGAAGCTCCGCCCTGGGCGCCGGACTTTCGGCCGCGCACGGTCGGCTTCCAGCCGGACTGGAACGAGCCGTCGGATTTTGAACGCATCGCGGCCGAGTGCCGGGCGCTGCAGCGACGCGCCGAAGAGATGGCGGGCCGCGTGGCTCTCTCCGCTGATCCGCCGGCGAGAGAAGGAACGCTCGGCCAACTCCTCAACGACTACCGATCAGCCGCCGACTCGCCCATGCGCGCCCTTCGAGGTGGCACGCGCGATACGTATGAGCGCTGGATAGGTCTGCTCGCTCCGTTTCGCGATGTCGGTTTGCGCGAGGTCGACCTTGAGGGGCTTCGCGCCTGGTTCGCCGCCATCGGCGCGCCTTCCGGTCCCGGCGCCGCGCCGAGGGGGCGCCGGGCAACGGCAGCCTTCCAGATGCTGCGCATGGTGCTTGCCTTCGGTGCCGCGCGTGGCAGGCCTTTTTGCGCCGATCTGGAGCGCCTCGCGAGGCGAAGCGAGTTTGATCCGTCCGGCGCGCGCCGTGATGCGATGAAGCCGGCGCAGGCAAACCGATTCGTACGCCACGCCCTATCGGCGGGTGAGATCCGGCTTGCGCTTTCCCAGGCCTGCCAGTTCGAACTCGGCCTGAGCCAGGCGGAGGTAATCGGGGATTGGCTGGAGGTCGAGGCGGGCTATGTGCCGCAGGCGGGAGAGATACTCTTCCAGCGTCGGCGCTGGACCGGCGGCCTTACCTTCGAGATGCTGAACGGGCATGTGCTGACCGTGCCTTCGCCAGGTGGTGATTTGGTTTTCGATCTCAGCAAGCATCAGCTCGTGCTCGCCTGCCTCGAGCGCATCCCGGATCGGGCCGGTCCCTTCATCGTGCGCAAGGATGGCCGCCCCTATGACAGATTTACCTTCGCGCGCGCTTGGAGGGCGCTCGCGGACGAGGCGGGCTTGCCGGCTGATCTGTGGAATAGCGACAGCTCGCGGCTGCGGGGATAA